TAAGCTGCAATCGACAGTGCCCCACGCCAGAGTGGTTCTTCTAAAGAGTCTTGATTATCTACTGCATGTTTAATCTGAGCACAGCCTTCACCGTTCTGAGTCTTTAACCAAATGGTTTGAAACCGAGACTGCCGGTTACCCATCAGCGACTTGGTCAACTCATTTAAATTGCTAGTCGCATAGTCAGGCGCTTCTCCGTCGGTATCTGATACACCCAACAAAGTTTTAAAAGACTCAAAATCTACGGGCTTAGACAGGTGCTGCAGTTGGACTTGGGCAGGTGGGTCAGACTTGTAGTTAAGTGTCTCCGGTACTCGCAGGATAGATGCGGCATCCGATGTCCTTGCAGGGTCTGCTTCCAGCCCATGCTCAACGCACAGCTTCTTTAGTTTTTCTGCAACCCGTTTCCAGTCAAGCCGAGAGACCGCTGAGATCAGCGGCCAGTAGACATGTAGCCCCCGCCCCGAATTTACGATGGTCGGCTTTGGTAGTCCGAGTGCTTTGCAAAATGTCAGCAGCGCCATGGCCCCTTCGGCTTGATCGGCATACGGCTTACCTTCACCGCAGTCGATGTCTAACCAAAAAGACTTAATGTTTTTGACGTTGTCTGTTGTCCGAGTTGAGTGCCCCTCATATTTGGAGCAAGCAAAGTAAACGTCATACTGCTTGTCTAATAAATTCTGTATCTCCTTTTCTGCTTCTACCAGCGTCTGCACAAAGATTTGCTTTGGCAGTCCTTTTTTCTTTAGCCCTACGACGCAATACCACCCCTCGGTGGATAGCACCGCTGATAGCAGATCTGTTGTTGCCATGCTTAATCCAAGTGGATTTTGTTTTTGAGTGTCGCAACCACTTCCTCAATCTTTTCTGTGTGCCTCTTGCGTGGCATTTCTTGACCCTTAAACCATTTGTATATGGTCATACGGCTTACGTCAAAAAACTGCGCTACATCAGCAACGGGAATATCTTGAGCAATACACAACCTCCCCAGCAAAACGCCGGGGTGGGTTGTGGGAGCGTGCTTATTTACTTCAACCAGTTTGAACGAATAACCGCGAGTCTCCGACATGATTACTCATCATCGGTGGACCACTGGTTAAGTACGTCAGCAAACTCTTTCTTAGCTGCTGGTTCAACATTTTTCTTCGCAGTTTTTTTGACCGGCTCGGCGATTTCGGTCTTGGCTGCGGGGGCAGCAATAGCTTTAGGCTTAGCACCGTCAGTTTGTGCGGGGGTTTGGATAACTGCAGATTTAGCAGCGGGGGTATTGCCTTTCTCTTTAGCAACTTCCCACTCCTCACGATGGAGGAACCGAACAGGCTTAAAGACCAGTTTGGGCGTGGCACTGTCGGAGTCAAACCGCATTTCGGTAACCAGTGTGTTGATGTTTTTACCCTGCGAACCTACATACTTGGCATACTGCTGGAACGGCATCTTGTCTAAATCGCCACGGCCAAAGACTGAAGTCGGCGCAAGAGACAATTGGAACACATCACCGCCAATATCGGTTTCCAAAACTACCGCGAGACGCTGCTGATACCGGCAAGCCTTAGACTCACCTTGACCGGAACCCTTGATGTTCTGCGAGCAACCGTCACAGGTAGAGTTTTGCGGAGACTCAAGGCTGGCGTCAGGTGTAATGCCATCGTTAGACCAGCAGTCAGGTGCAGAAGTCTCACCAGCAACATAGGCACTAGCGTAAAACTGACGGGATACATTTGGATTGCCGTTAACAATGATCACGTTCATCGAACGATTTTCGTTCTTGGCAATCTCTTCGCCATTGACCATCATGCGGAATACACCGCCACGCACCGAGATACGTTTTAGTGAAGTGTTACCTGCCAGTGATTTGGTCAGGTCGTCGAGTTCGACTTCTTTAAGATAGTCGGGTAAGTCTTGGTTAAACAAAGCAACATTGCTCATTACTTTCTCCTAATGGTGATTTCGTACTCTTGATCCACATTCAACCCCGGTGGATGCACTTCGGGGTGATCCTCTAAAAACTCGCGCATGTTAGTCTGATGTATGCGCTTTTCCAGCAACTCCATAGCACCTTGTTCACGCATGAAGCCGTAGAAACTTTCCCAGTCGTTAGTCCAGTACCGATTTTTAATCGTGCGGTAGGCAGTGCCGTTTTCTGTTTTAAAACTTGTAACACCAGTCTCTTTGCTGATGTCTAGAAGTTTTTGTTTTAGCGTGCGCATCTGTTCGTCAAGGTCGGCAATTTTATCATCGTACTCGCGTGTAAGTTCTTCTTTCGCGTTACGAATCTTAATGTAAACGGCGACGATTTTATCTATGGATGAATCCATATGGTTTCCTCTTGGTTTTGTTTTTTCTTATTGTAAATGAAAACTGTACTGTGTCAAGTGTTCATTTCGTTTTTGTACAAATCAATAATCTTTGTGTGGAAATCTAGTTTGCTTTGCAACATGTTGTATAACTTTGTTTCTACAGGACTGCCTTCAATGTGTACCACAGTTACAGGATTCTTCTGTCCCTGCCGATGCACACGAGAATTTGCTTGTAAGTATGTCTCAATGGATGTTACCGGGGCATACCAGATAACAACATTTGCAGCCGTTAATGTTACTCCGTGCGCTGCAGCTTGTGGTTGGATAAGCAAGACTCGCGGCTCAGGGTTTTCCTGAAAGCGTTTAAAGATGTCCGTACGTTTGTTAACACTTACATCACCGTTAATGATCTCCGATGCAACTCCATGCTTTGTCAAATAATCTTTTAAAAGATGTATGGTGTGAGTAAAAGGCACGAAGATGAGAACCTTGTGCGACGCCTCCTCAATAACTTCTTCAATTACCTTGAGACGATTTGAAACATCAAACTCAATTACATTGCCGTTGTCGGTATAGACTGCTCCACCTGAAATCTGTAGTAATTTAGTCAGGCTTGAGGCGGCGTTTACCGCAGAAACTTCTTCACCGGCGGCTGCTATAAGCATGTCTTTCTTAAGCTGCTTGTAGTACTTATCTTGTTGTGATGTCATAGGTACGTATCGAGACGCATACATCATGTCTGGTAGGTCTAGGCATTCTTCCTTGGTAAACCGGATAGCAGGCTGCAACGTGTTATGAACAACTTCATCTGCTTTCGGCTTTGGGACCCACTTAAACCTAGTCAGCTGATACATCACCGTGTCTCTGAACCCACCGAATGTCATGGGCAGTCGCTCGGGACAGCATAACTTAGCCAACCCATAAGCATCAAGCGGAGACTGTGAAGCCGGAGTGCCCGTCATCATCCATAGCCATGTGGTCGGCTGAATAAGATTTTTCATTACTTTAAATCGCTGAGTGCGGGAACTTTTGTATGCGTTAGCCTCATCAATAATAATTAGGTCAAAACCACCGTCGGCTATAACATCTTTTACAATCTCTACACCATCATAGTTAATGATGACATATTCGGAGCCGTTGTTAATAATTTCAGCACGCTTGCGTTTATCGCCGTAGGCCACAGCCACATGTCGATGCAAGGCAAATTTAAATAAGTCTGCCTGCCATGCCGATTGCATGATGGACAGGGGGCAGATAATTAGCACGCGGTTGATAACGCCCTGCGTCAATAGGTAGTCAGATGCCCATATTGCCGAAGCAGTTTTGCCTGTCCCCTGCTCATTGAAACAAAACGCTCGTGGGTGCAGCGTCAAAAAAGATGATGTTTCTCGCTGATGGTCCATGGGTTTATACAACCCAGGCCAAGCGTAGTCTCGTTGAATTGGAGAAGGCACGCGCTTGATGCGCAGTCGGCGTAGGATCTGCGCCTCTTCTAGACCCCAGTTTACTGCTACCTCACTGACTCCTCCTTCTTTCTGTACAACCTTACTTTTTTTAATTGTTTCTGTTATGCGACTAGGAAACTTAGTCTTAACCAACAATATTTGATCATTTATTATTTGCACGTTTTCTTTCCCGTGGACTTGTTTCCGAAATTAACTTTTGTTTAGAGTCCCGATCAAAAGAACGATTGGCACTGGAAGATACTATCGATAGACCGTCTTTATGAGATCCACCTTTTGATAGAGCTTTTTTATGATGTACATCTTTACCATCACCTTTTTTGGCTAACCCTTTCTCCAGCATCATCCGTCTTGCGCGGTTTCGCTCGGCCCGTTTCTTCTTAACTGCCTCGGTCCCGTCATAGTTCTTGTACTCTTGTTTGTAGTTGCGATCTGACTTGTCTTTGTAAGGCATGGCTACCCCCTAGTGTCGATTGCTTAATTGTGGTTTGTCCCTGATACCTAAGTCAAGAGCCAACCTGTCGTTCTCGTCCCGTAGTTTATAGATACAGTCGTTAAGGTACGCAATACGCTCACTGAGTCGGACAATTTCAAGACCCGCTATCCGCATTAGTTCTTGGGCTTCTTCAATATCGTAGACTGGATTGGCAAGTCGTTGTAAAAGATCTGTATTCATTCCTTCACCCTGTAAAATCTCACACCGCCTTGCTTGCTCATCT